AGAAGCCTGACTCGGAGCGTGTCAAGCTCATCCGCGAGCACGTCGCCAAGAACTACCGTGGTTGGGAGCGGCTGCAGATCCTTCCGCCCGAGCAGGTCAAGCTCGAGGTCTTCCAATACACCAACCGAGCCAAGATGGAGCTCATCCCGTCCGAGAAGGACCGGATTGTGGTGATGAAGGCCCAGGAGCAGCACGACGAAGAGTCTGCACGGATTGCCGAGGATATTCCGGAGCAGATCCGTGAGAACTTGCTGTCCGGTCAGCCCATTCCGCTCAACACGTCTCCGTACGACGACTTCCTCTGCTCGTCGTTCTGCTACCACCTGACGCACAAGAAGTCGTCTTACGACGACCGAGGAATTTCTATCCTCGAGCGCTGCCTGCGCACGCTGCTCTACCAGGATAAGCTGCGTCAGGCTCAAACCAGCATTGCGTCGCGCGCGATGACACCCAAGCGCGTTATCTGGGCCGACAAAATGTCGGAGCCGGACGTTGAGAACCTGCGCGACCAGATCGACCAGGCGCTCATCGACCCCGACTTCAGCATCATCATGAACTTCGAGGTTCACTGGGACGAGGTCGGCTCGCGCGACCGTCTTCTCGACCTTGGGACCGAGTACGAGATCACCAACAAGCTCCTGTTCATCGGTCTGCGCATCACCGAGTCGATGCTCACCGGCGAGGCCAGCTACTCGGGCGAGCGCATCCACCTCGACGTGATGAACACGATGTACCTGCTGTACCGCGAGACCCTCGCGCAGTTCGTGGAGGAATACCTTTTCGCGCCGGTGGCCGAGAAGAAGGGTTTCTGGGAGGAAGACGAGTTCGGCAACCGGGTCCTGCTCTACCCAAAGCTCCAGTTCACGCGCCTCGCGCTGCGTGACAACACGGAGCTGCAGGACTTCATGTTCAACCTCTACAACAAGGGGTCTCTGCCCATCTCCTTCATCCTCGATCTGCTCAATATCGACGCGGACGAGACTCTCACGCAGCTCAAGCGTGATATGTTCACGCCGAACGACGCCAACTACAACGAGTTCGTCCGGGCCGTCCTCACGAAGGCCGGCGAAGATGCTCTGGGCGAGACTGACGCCATGGAGAAGATCACCAGCGCTGCTGGTCTGAAGCTCACCAAGAAGAAGGGCGACCGTTTCGGCAAGGGTGAGGGCGAAGAGTAGTATCCGGTAGGCTTTCACTAGGCCATTAGGGCAGAGTTGGTATGCCTACGGATCTGACCCCTGCAGAAAAAGACGACAGGCAAGTCGAACGCCTGATCGACAAGAAGCCGGTTCCGAGCCGGAAGCCTGCAGGTCGGGGTGGTCCTAAGCATGACAATCGTCGGCGCCGCATGAAGGACCCGTCCGAAGAGAAGAAGGACGAGGAACTTCGAAAGACGAAAGCCAGTCTCTTCGTGATTGCTGCTCGAGTGGCAGTCAAGGAAGAGGAAATTCACCAGAAGGGGCCTTCGGTCGAAGAGGCCAAGAGGCTTGTTGAAGTTCTCCTGGTGGATATTGGTCGTGAATCCAAGCCGCTTCGGGACCTGTTCGAGAAGTACGTCAAAGACCGGTACGCTCCGCATCTCAACGCGGCCACGCCCGACCCCAAAAAGATCAAGAAGATAGTCAAGGGTCTTCGGCAGCGAGCCCAGATCTTCGAAACCGCGTCGAATACCAAGTTTGGTGGTTCTCCGGCTGACGTTGCAGCGAAGATTGCCCAGGTATGGCCGAGCGGGAAGCCGAACAACTGGGCCGAGCGGGCGGGCGTGATTGCAGCGCTCCAGAATGCAATTAAGCAGCTCAAAGCTCCGGCTTCCATCAAAGCCAAGATGCTTCGGGAGCCTGGCAACGCCGCAAAAGACAAGGAACTGATAAAGAACGTCCTCGAGGAAGCCAAGGACGGCAAGATCTCCAAGGACCTGTTGGAAGATAGCGTCGAACTGGAAGCCCTGGTGGCTGGATACCGCACGTTGCTGGAAAACCCGGATACCGTCGACGCTGCGTCTCTTACCCGGAAGATGGACGACGTGACCGAGGAGGTATACTCCGAGGTCCAGAAGCTACTCATGCTCCCGAGCTTCATGAAGTCTTGGGAGAAGGCGGCGCATGCCTTTTCTGACGGCAAAATCGACACCAGTCTTCCTGATGACACCAAGAGCACTGAGTTCTACAAGGACGTACAGCATAATCTGAGTACATTCTTCGAGAAGGATCAGAAACCCGTCTTCGACCCGGACGAATTCATTGACGGTCTCGAGAATGTTCTCGGATCTGACTTCAAGAACGCGCCCGACGAGCTCAAGGAGATGGTGGAAGGGCTTCGAGGGGTGGTCAAGGGGTATAAGAGTGCAGCAACTTCTTATGACGCCCCTCGAGTTAAGGCTATGCGTCAGAGGACTGCCACATATCACGGCGTGCTTCAGCAAGGGGACCCGACGAACGGTCCCTACACTGGATACCGCTCGCTCGATAGGCGCTACTTTGGCAAGGAGCACTACGACTCCATCATCAAGACGGCCAAGGAATTCCTCAAGGAAGACTGGCTGAAGTACGACTGGGAGGGTGGCGCGAAAGACGCTCCCTTCCGTGCTGCTCTTGACCTGTCGATTTGGGTTGCAGACAGCAATCTGTATCAGGCCAAGATCGATGGCGAGACGTACAACATGCTTCTGGCCCGTCTGATGAAGTCGAAGACGGACGTGTTTTCTGAAACCCTGATCACCTACGACGAAAAAGATAGCAGGAGAGCTTCCGCCATGAGCAATCAGCACTATCAGGCCATCCTGCGCGTCGCCAGTGGGCTCAGGAAGGAAAACCCTCGTGCTGCGCTCGAGATCGTCAAGAACCTTCGCTCTCTCGTTGCTCAGGAGCAGCAGAGCGAGCAGAACGAATCGGACGACGAGCAGGGTGCTCCCGCTGCTGGCAAGCCTCCGGCGGTTCAGGGCCAGGAACAGCAGCAGTCTCAGCAGCAGCAGTCTCAGCAGCAGCAGGGCCAGGAGTGCGAGGAGCCGATGGCCCCGCCCAAGATCATGGGCCAGCAGGAGCAGCAGGGTCAGCAGCAGCAAAGCCAGCAGGAGCAGCAAGGCCAACAGCAGCAGGGCCAGGTGTCTGACGCTGACACGGACGCCTTTGTTGAAGGCAAGGTCGACATTAAGGACCTGAAGAACCACCTGAAGAAGGTCGTCGACTCCAAGAGCATTGAGGACTTCGTTGACGGCCTCATGGAGATGGACGAGCTGTTGAAGAAGACTGCTTCGGGTCGTGTCGCCCAGGAGCAACAGCAGCAGCAGGGCCAGGAGCAGCAGCAGGGCCAGCAGGAGCAGACTGGCGCCATCATGGACCTCGAGGCTCTCGAGGACATGGACGAGGCGCAAGTTGACGCTTTCCTCGGGAAAATCAAGACTCAGGGCGACAAGATTCTCAATGAGAACGACATTGAGAAGTTCATGGATGGCCTCGACGGGATTTTCGGTGAGGCCGAGAATGCCGCGAAGTCGGTTAAGACCGGCAGCGTGACCGTCGCCATGAGTACGCTTGTTCGTCTCGCCCACTCCAATCCGGAAGCGCGTTCTGTCCTGCTGCCGATCATCGTCGCGGCGGCCAAGAAAAAGAAGAAGAAGGACAAGCGCAAGAAGGACAAGGCCGACAAGAAGAAGGGCAAGAAGCCCAATCCGTTCGCCAAGGGTGGCGACAAGGCCAAGGGCGGTAAGGGCGGAAAGCCCCCGTTCGGAGGCAAGAAGGCTCCGCCGTTCGGCGGCAAGAAGGCCCCTCCCTTCGGCAAGAAGAAGTCGTCGGTCGACATTGACCCCTCGGATACCAAGTGGTAATCCGGGAGTGATACAATTTTCATAATTCTTGGAGACAAGCCCGGAGATACAAATGCCGACCCCCCAGCAAAAGCAGATCGCCAACAGGGTTCTCGCGACCCTTGAAAACACTGCGGACCTGTTGGACGGTCTTGCCGCGGCCGGCAAGATCGATCCGCGTCTCGCTTCTCACCTCGCGCATGACATTGATGCGTTCTCGGACAAGTTCGAAGTTGCCGTTTACGGCAAGGAGAACCTGCAGCGCCGAGCTTCGCGTCTGATCCAGGCGAAGGTCGTTCAGAGGGACTCCGACGAGAAGTACATGGAGACCTTCGAGAACACGGTCAAGCCGATCACGACCGATGCGGACGAGAAGTACATGCACACCGCTGAGCATGGCTACAACTCGACCAAGAACATCGGCACGTACGACGTTGACCGCTCGTCGACCATGTTCGACCGCGACGAGTACAACGTGCGCGACCTGAACGAGTTCTCGCCGGGCACCAAGAAGCAGCCGTCGTGGGAGAAGGGTCCCGCGGGCAAGAGCACCGCCATCGGTTCGGCTCCTCGCCAGCAGCAGCCCCGTCAGGCAGCGCGCCCGCAGCAGGATGCCCGTCCGGCGCCGGCGAAGAACTGGGCTCCCTGAAGTCAATCGGCGCCTAACCGCTCCGGGGCTGGGCGCCCAATTCGAGGGCTCCATGTTCAGGACCGCGTTTGTCGACGATCAGCTCATCGCTAGGGAGTTCAATAGCGGTGACGTAGTCCGGAAAGCTGGGTACCGCGACTTCGTCCTGTCTCCCTACGTTGGGCGCGTCATATACTCGAGTCCAGACTCCGGCAAGGTGCATGTGCAGTGGCCGTGGGGCGCAGAAGAGCTCCCGGCCTCTGAGCTGGTGAAGGATGTAAGCGCAGCCTTCCAGCCTCCCATGCAGGCCGACCAGGCATACTCGACTCACGAAATGTCGCGCAACATCAACTCGCCCGAAGTGGTCGAGGCTGATGCCAAGTGGCGCAAGTCGTTGGCTTCGCAGATCGTCGATCGGTACGAGCAGTATACGATGCCGATCTACCGGGCCGCCTGCGAGGCTTGGCACTGCGAGATTCCCGAGATCGAGGCGTTTCAACGGATGGCAGTAGTCTTTGGCCCGAAGTACGGCCAAGAGGCCGTTCGCCTGACGGTCGCCAATCTCTACGAACTCGGTCGCCGACTCGCGCTCTACTGGAAGGATCCCAAGCGCAAGTACAAGACCTCTCTGAAGGAGAAGGCGTCCGGTAAACTCGGATGCCCGCGCTGCAAGGGCCAGCTGAAGGACCGCGTCTTTCAGCACGGCGGCAAAGTCAAGCTTTGCAAGCAGTGTGGCTTCGTAATCAACCCGGCGGATATTCTCCCATGAGCCAGGCGCTATGGCGCCTGGTCCGTACGGCGCGAAAAGTTGGCAAGACCAACCCGATACTCGGCTACGAGCTTGAGCGTCGGGCACTGGCCGTTATCAACCCTGGCGCTCGGAAGTTCGAGCAGAATCTCGACAACACGGTCACCGTGCTCGAGGCGCTGAAGGACGAGCTGGAAGATGCTCTTCTGATGCTCGACACCGAAGACGCGAAGGAATTCGCAAAATTCTTCGAGGACGCTGCCGAGGCGGAGGAGGAAGAACTTCGCCAGATGCTCCGGAAGGTTTCGTCGACCGCCGGCTTCAAGGACTTCTTCAATAAGTTCAAGGAAGTCTTCAAGCCCAAGAAGGGCGAGGGCGATGAGACTAAGGCCAATGAGCCTTCCTACCAGATGGACGAGTCCACGATGGACGAGTTTGTCGAGGGAAAGCGCGACTGGGCCGACCCTGAGCACTATATTGACCAAGAAGCCAAGGAGAACGCCAAGTTTTTCGGCGGCGTCGAGAAGGTCCTGAACGAGATGGAAGAGGCTCGCAAGAAGCCCAACCGTCAGATGATTCAGGATATTCTCAAGAAGGTCAACGTCCTGATCAACAAGGGCAAGAACATCTCGAAGGGAATTCGAGAGCATCTTCTGGGAACTCCTCCGAAGGCCGACATGACCGAGGAGGGCATGAAGCCTGAGAAGAAGTCCGAGCCGGGTAAGATGACGCCCGAGCAGCTGGACAGCAAGGTCACCTACTACGCAGACCTGCTCAAGGACTCTTCGGGTGACCAGGCCAAGACGGTCAAATACCTGAAGGAGCTCTTCCACGCCGTCAAGCCGCTCCTGCACGAGGATCGGGCTGAGCTGGCGTCGGCGAAGATTCGGGCGGCTGCCATCTTCACCAGGCACGCTTACGCGATGCCAGCGCTTCGAAGCCGCATCCTGCCTATAGTATACCGGTTGACCGGTCGTTGAGTCTCACGACTCCATAATCCGGAAGACCAGCTCTTCGGCGTCTGTGGCTCTGGCGATCTTCATCAGCCACTTTTGCCGGAAGAACCCGTTGGGGTTTGGGTTGGCGGATATGCTCGCCACCACGTAGATGATGCTGTCGCTCGGCTGGCTAATGATCGTCCCGGCTCGAAATATGTATCGGAAAACCTAGAGACCGGCACTCTAGAGTCTACACTCAGGAATCCATCACCCGGATGACGACAGCTTCCTTCCAGGCCTCGATCACATCTCTCTTCTCGAGACGGTGAGGAAGCTTCAGCAGGAGCGCTCGGAGCTGGTTCTTTCCGTCGATCCGTTCGAACCGGCGCATGAGAGTCTTGTGCCTGTCGACGAAGGATTGCTTCCTGGCTGCCACGACGATCTTCTTGTAGATCTTCTTGTAGAGCATCTTCCCCTTCGCCTCTGCGGCGTCGCGGAGGATGATCGGCCTTTCGCAGGGCCGTAGGGACGCGGCCAGAAACGCGATTTCGGTCATCGTGTACCAGTTCGGCTTGCGACCGATGACCTGTGCGTCCTGAGCCATCACCCGAATCCCGGCGTCCCTGAACTGTCGCCAGTAGGTGAACGGGAAGGTCCTCTCGACCCCGTTGCAGGTGAAGGTCACCCGAGGCCACAGGCACTCGAGGATCGGGGTATTCTTCTCCACCCCGCTCAGGGAGAGGAGAACCGTCACCTTCTTGACCTCCACCTCGGAGATCAGCGCTATCGCTGAGGGTGTGTCCATACCACCTGATACGACGGCCGGGGTGCAATTTACGGTAACGTGCCAGAGTTTCTATGCCCCGTTGGGGGCGAGCACTCATGGCTAAGAAGCGATACGCCCATGCCATCGTTGAGCGTCGGAACATTGCGTTCGACGAGTGGATGGAAGAGCTCCGTTCGCAGAACGAAGGCGCCGTTCCCAAGGACTTCGTAGTTCGCACAGCCAAGACCATTCTTCGCAAGTGCGACCCCAAGCAGTTCCTGCTTTCGCACGCGACCATCGTCGCCTCGGTCGACACGTTCGCTCCTAAGGGAGTCAAGACTGGCCGCCTGATGAATCGCGGCTGCCAGATCGACGTTCGGTGGCCCGAGTTCCGTATCAAGCCCGAATGCCACCCGATCATCAACAACAACGGCGATGCCTGGGAGCGTTCGCTTCTCCTTTCGTCGTACCGCACCTTCATCGGCGCGCATAACTACCTCGAGCACATCCAGCTCCCCGAGCTGTCGAAGGGCTTCATCGTCGACGCTATTGCACGTGACCTCGGCAAGAGCTGCTACATCGACATTCTCGTCGCGACCGATCGCAAGCACAACCAGCTCGTGTCGGACATTCTCTCGGGCGCCATCACCGGCCTGAGCATGGGCTGCATCTCGCTCTTCACGACCTGCTCCAAGTGCGGCAACGTCGCAGCGGATGACGCTCAGCTCTGCCCGTGCGTTCTTTACGATGGCAAGCTCTCGAAGTTCAACGACGAGTCGGGTGCCGAGCAAGTGCTCGCCGAGATCATCGGCCACGTGTCGGTTCCTAACTCGAACCAGTTCATCGAGGCCTCTTGGGTTCGTAACCCGGCCTTCCGCGGTGCTGTTCGCCGCAACATTCTGAACCCGGACTCGTCGCAAATTGCAACTCAACTGCAGGAGTCCAAGTACCTGTACGAGCTGCGCGCTCAGATCCCGGAGATGGACGGTATCAAGAAGGCCGCTTCCGTCCGGCGTCGTGCGGACCAGGGTCAGTCATTCGATGACCTTTTCGGCGGCGATCAGGGCGGCCAGGGTGGAGACCAGGGCGGCCAGGACTCTGATCAGGGTGGCGGTCAGGGTGCCGAGCAGGGCGGGCAAGACCAAGATCAGGACCAGGGCGGCCAGGGTCAAGGCGGACAGGCTCCCGCGGCCGATAAGCCCGCAGAGCCCAAGCCCAACAAGATCGACGAGAAGCTCGACACCATCACCGAGAAGCTTCTTGACGGGATCATTGACAGGCTCCTCGATCGGATGGCGCCGAAGCCTGAAGATGTTGATGCAGTTGCTCAGACTCCAGTACAACTGGAGTCCGGCAATGACAATTTGGTGAAGTCGAGCGTCGACTTTAGCCGAATTCTGCGCCGAAAGTTCGCCAATTCACCACAATTGGTGAAGTGGGCGGAGTCAGCTTATCGCATCGTTCACGAAGGCGGCCTGCCTGCGATTCGTCGTGCGGGTCTTGGTTCTCGTGAATTGATAATCCTTTCATGGATCGAGGATCGATGCAAAGACCGGATTTACCCTCCGAGTCTTTACAAAGTTGCGATGCAAGTCGGTCCCTCCACCAATTTCCCGACCACGAATTCATTCCTTGCAGCGTGCAAGATGAAGGCTGGCCGGAACCTCTCCGCTCAGGAGCGTCGGTTTCTTGAGTGGAAGGGTCGTATTGCGTCTGTCGTCAGTTGAATTTTTAGGGCCTTGATAAAAGGCGAACCCGTAGGAGATTTGCAAATGCGAACGCGTTCCACCTGGCAGGGCAAGGTTGCCGCGACTCCGCGTCAGGCGGCCACGCAGCGCACGGCCGACATTTACAAAATGAATCAGGAGCACCCTGATGCCGGCCCGATCGACTACGAGAACGGCGACCCGGATTCCTGGGCGGAATCGTGGCACGGCTACGGTGACGTGGAGAAGGAGTACGAGGGTGGCCACGTCAAGCGCAACGAGTTGAACTTCGCGGAGTTCCGCGACAACACGTTCAAGCACAAGGACTCGGACAACTGGCACTCGGGCAAGGGCACCTACGACAACGTCGTAGACGGCGAGGGCAAGTTCGAGAACACCTCGGGCAAGTCGACTGGCGAGAAGGCTGGCCGCACCTACGAGGCCACCGGCGGCAAGCCGTCCGTCTCGCAGACAGCGTCTGGCGCTCCGGCTGATCGTCGCGACATGGCAGAGCGCAAGGCTGCTGCTGTCGAGCGCATCGTCCGCGCTGCTCTCCGCACTTCCAACGACAAGCTCGTGGCGGACGTGGCCATCGGTTACATGGGGATGCCCGATCGCGTGATCGTCGCCACCCTCCGCGCTCTCGACGCCGTGTCTCCCGACGCACTGACTCCTGAGAACAAGATGCGCCGCGCGATGGCCTGCACCAAGCTGGCTGCGCGCCTTCTCGGTGACAACGGTTCCGACAAGCAGATCGAGACCCTCGCGTCGACGATCATGACGATCGACGACCCGACCCTCAAGTCCGTCCTCGGCCAGCTCGCTGCGGCTCGCGTTGCGCAGGAGCAGGACGACGAGGAGCAGGGCGACAAGGACGGCGGCAAGCAGGGCCAGCAGATGGTCAACGGCCAGCAGCAGGTTCAGAGCCAGATGGCCCCTGTCGGTCAGCAGCAGGACGACGAGGAGCAGGGCGCTCCTCCGCCTCCGATGCCGGCCCAGGGCCAGCAGCAGGAGCAGCAGGGCCAGCAGCAGCAGTCGCAGCAGGAGCAGGCGCAGCAGCGCTTCATGCAGCAACAGCAGCAGGGTCAGCAGCAGGAGCAGCAGGGTCAGCAGCAGATGATGGGCCAGGAGCAGGATCAGGGCATGCCCCACATGGGTCATGACCTTCCTCCCCAGGAACTTCAGATGCTCGACCAGATGCTGAAGGCGGAGATGGCGGAGCAGGGCGTCCCTGGTGACGACCTGACGGCCCTCTTCGACGCGGCTCCCGCTCAGGTGGCTCCGCCGGCCCCGGTCATGATGACCGGCGCGACTCAGCAGGGCGGCGTTCAGATCTCGTTCGACGACGAGGACGAGGGCGCACCGACTGGTGCAGCCACCGTCGCGGCGCAGGGCGACGAGCTGGATTCGCTCTTCAACGATAACGAGGAAGTTCAGGCTCAGCGTGCCATTCACGCTGCTGAACTCGAGCAGCAGGCCCGCGAGGGTGGCTTCTCGGTTCAGGCCTCCGGCGGCCGCACTGCCTCGACGCGGGGTGCCAAGAAGATTGGTCAGGTCCAGCGCGGCAAGGCTGCCTCCGTGGACACGACCCTGGAGAATCTCTGGGACCGTCCGTGAAACCAATTCCAGCAATTGGAGCACTAAGCTCCTAATTGCAGAGATACAGATAAAGGAAACGCAGACTAACCACAGCTTCTTTGGAGATTCAGGGAAAGACAAGAAATCAGAATTGAACATAGTGGACGGCGTCGCGGGCAACCGGACTGAAGCCACACTGTCGGATAGACTGACTACTTAGTACGACCTGAGAATCAACGGAGACTGGAGCAACCATGGGATCGATCGGCGGTCAAGCTTCTGGTGACTTTAAGCTAAGCACCAGCGCTCTGCGGATCCTGTACAGCCTCTTCAAGGACAGCATCACGTCCTTGTCGCCTGACGGATTCACGCAGAACAATCCAAACGTCGTCACCACCGCATCGGCGGTGTCGACCACCATTCCGGTGAACGTCAAGAAGGGCGTTCTCGGCGGGTCCTGCGCTTTCGTGCGGCCCGACATTGGTGAGAACACGACTGGAGGCGCCGTTCTCGTCAGCGGCTCCTACGTCGTGAACACGAGGCCCCTCGGTCTCTTCATCAACGACGCTCTGGGCAACGCGTACGAGAACACCCCCGGACCCGCGTCCGGCAAGGGTCCGTTTCTCCGCGGAGGCTCGTACGGACTGAAGCTGTACGAGACCCAGAAGCAGACGACGAACTCGTACTCCGGCGGCACGTTCTCCACCTCGGGTGGCGTGGTCGGTACGGCTCTCGTCTACAGCCCCGGCCAGAGGCTCTACGCTTCGGTCAACGGGTACATCACCAACGACTGGACCGACTCCTACGAGGCGCAGTGGATTCAGGCCACCCTCGTCGGCTCCGGAGCTGGCGGTCACCCCACCCCGAGCGACATTACCGTCATGGGCACGCTTCTCGCGCAGCCGGACTCCACCAGCACGGAGCTCTTCGCAGAGCTCCCGGTCTGCTGAGCCGAAAGGACCATAGGAGAATACCATGAATCCCTTCGGCGTACAGGTAGTGGACAACACGATCAAGGAGCAGATCGTCGACAAGTTCATCGGCTCCTCGGCTGGGCGCAAGCGCCTCGCCGCGTCGATGATCCAACCGCTGCGTGAGCGGCGCGATTACTCGTCCGTGGGACGCAAGACCTTCTTGGTCGAGCAGCTCCCGGACGGTGCTCTCCCCATCTACGACAAGGACCCGGACGTTACGGCCTTCGTCATCGGTGAGGAAGGCGAGTCGATCACGGCGGTCATGAAGCCGCGTCGCGTGATCTTCCCGCTGTTCGAGATCGCGGCCCTCCCCAAGGCCCCGCTGACGCAAATCAAGGAGCGTCGGTACGACCTCCTGAAGCGTATGCAGGACCTCGGCAAGGCGCAGGTGCAGGCTGCCGAAGACGACCGCGTCTTCAGCATCCTCGACGCCCTCGCCGTCAACGGCTTCGACGAGCTGCCCGGCCAGACGAACCCGGACATTCCGGTCGTCGCTCCGATCTCTCCGGCCGTCCTCGCGGACGCGTTCGCCGAGATCGAGCGCCAGGACCTCCGCGTCGCTCGCGTTTACATGAACGCGACCGACTACGCGGACATTCGCAAGTTCGGGCGCGACGTGCTCGACATTGAGAGCCAGGCAACGCTGTGGAAGACGGGCATGATGGCGACGGGCTGGAACGCCCAGTTCATCGTCAGCCGCCTCGTCGCCGCCGGCGTGGTCTACATCACGTGTGAGCCGGAGCACTTCGGTCGCATCCCGGTCCGCACGGAGCTCACGGTGCTGAGCGCGGACAACCCCGAGGACCGGACGATCGGTTTCTCGATGTTCGAGAACCTGGGCATCGGGGCGTACAACCCCCGCGGCCTGGTTCGCCTCATCGTCACGCGCTGAAGTTAGCGCTGGCGGTTCTTCTGAGCCCTGGAATCGAAAGGTTCCGGGGCTCAGTCGTATTTGGGTGTAACTTCGATGATGGAAGAGGTCATCCTCCCTCACGAATTCGAGAGCATCTGGAGTTCTCCCGGCCCGATCGCGCAGGGTCGTCGCGAAGTTGCTCTTGTTTGCAGAAATTGCCAGATGCGGGTCGAGGATCCTCGCTGGTCCAGGCGTCCGGACGGCAAGGACGTTTGCTACACCTTGGCTCAATACCCAGCCACGTGTGGGGAATATGCTGTCCGGTACGTGCACGAGTCGTAAACTGGTATCCGCCAGTTGTATACGGCTCCGTGCCCCAAGTTCGCACTCAGAGGTACCTCTTCAAGAGGATGAGACGGTTCATCACCGCTTTGAACCAGGCGAACCAAGACGGGCTCGAGGGGTACACCCCGGATGGCTACAGGGTGAAGTACATCCCTCTTCCCATGCCGTGCATGTTCTCCTACTCGACGTTCCAGGATTACTCCGATCCCAACCACCTGATCGACGAGTATATCGCCAAGCTGAAGGCGGACCTCAGGAAGGCGGACCCGTCCGACGTTCAAGCGGCTTGGGACGTTCTGCTCGCCTGGCTCGTCATGGATAGCTGACATGTACTGTGTCCCATGGCAGCTGCGAAAACACCGACCGAACTGAAGTCCGACAAGGCTCTTGGACTCTGGGCGCGCATCCAGTCCAGTCACTTCAAGGACTATGTGACGGTCAATACTCAGATAACTAGGCTCCATATCATGGGAGCCGAGGCCAACTTCCTCCGAGCATTCGCCAAGGCGAATCTTCCGGGGCGTCAGAAGAAACCGGGGCGCGGTCTTTAGCGTAGGTCTCCACTATCAAGGTGTAGTAGCGCACATGACAGTCGAATTCAAGGGACACGTCATCGAGGTCGTGGAAGGATACGAGGAACTGGCTCTTGCCGTTCTTCGATGTGGAATCCACGTGGGTTCCATCGGTCTCGAGCCCGAGCCGGAGGAGTTCTATATCACCTTCAGCGACACATCCGACTGCGAGCAGTTCGCCGACCTCATCGTGGCCTGCGCCGAGAAGGACCTGCTCGCGAGGCTGTTCGGCAAAAATGGGTGCCTCGAGGGCTCCTTCAGCATCGAGACCTCTCCCGAGACCGATAAAGACGACTACCGGATACTCACCGTCATGGAGATGTGCCTTCCGGTGGCTTGCCGAGACGAGCTGACGAAGCTATTCCAGAACACCTCGAAGCTCGTCGACGCAGACGTGTCCTATTGCGACTCCAATGCCCGGCGCTCCAGCGGGACCATCGGCCCGGAGACTATCCCCAAGTCCGAGTGGGATGGCCATATCTTCAGCTACGTCCCCGGGGTCGACAGTCTGTCGGCCGGCGAGCATGTGAAGCTCACCTTCCACGCCTCGAAGCCCGCCCACATCATGGAGCGACTCTGGGTGAAGGTGACGGTCGTCGACGATGACGACGTGACGGGAACGGTCGACAACCATCCTGCGTCGCTCACAAACCTGCATCAGGGCGACACGGTGCACTTCAAGAAGTGGCAGATAATGCGCGTCGCTCCGGCCCGGAAGCAGGCCGAAGTGCGCAACATGACGCTGAACTGATGGCACACGAGTGGCAAGTCAACGGATCGATTCGTCGTCGCGACGACAAGATTCCATACTCTTGCCGGAAGTGCGGGTCGATGATTGCTCAAGACCCCGACGCCGGTCCCCCGAATCCCGAGCATGTCTTTTGGCGCAATAATGAAGAGATTGGCACCTGCGAATACCTGCAGGTTCTCTACGTGATGTTTGCGTAGATACGAATCGGCCCCACTCCCGTCGCCAGGAGCAGGGCCAACTCTCAGTGCGCGTGAAGGAAGTTCTGCTGGATCGGGTTGCAGCGCTTGCACCCGATGTTGCCGCAGGGGCCGAGCGAGTGCTTCTTCGTGCGCAGCTTCTTCTTCTGGAGCTGCTTCGCCCGGAGCTTCACACGCTTGCTCTTGGTGTTACGACCTTCCCTCATCCATTGTTCGTAGAGGGCCTTCTGAGCCAACTTACGAGCAATCTTCTTCGACCGCCGGAGCTTTCGCTCACGGGCCTTCCTGTCTCTACCTGCCATGATGACCACCCAGCCGCTTCAAGAGACCGGCGGAGCGGGCGTTGGAGCTGGACCTCGCGGTCACAGTCCACTCCGAGCAACGCCCGCGGGACGGGCCTACTCAAGGAGCGCGTGACGAGAACTCCGCGCGTGAACTCGTCACGCGCCGAGGACGATGGTCATCTTCATAGCAGTCCTCCTGGCAGAAGATAGGTACAGCGGGAGGGGCCCGATTTCCGAGCCCCTCCCCTCTCACCGTACCGGTCAGTTATCGAGGAACTTGCCCTGGAAGTCGCCCTTGGCCTTGGACGTTCCCTCGAGGTCGAACTCGCCCGAGATCGTGGAGCCGAGCCAGGCCTCCAGCGAGCGGGACTCCTCGCCCTTGGTCTTGTGCGTCGAGACCTCGGAGGCGATGTTGATGAGGTCGTAGACCTTGCACTTGGCCGGCAGCAGGCGGAGCTTCTTCTCCGAAATGGCGTCGAGATTCGCCACTCCGTAGTGGTTGTAAATGTCGCCGACCACCTTGTCGAAGGCCTTGATTGCGTCCTTGTCGTTCAGGCCCTTCAGCCGCTTGTGGAGCCGCAAGCACTCCCACAGCGACGCCGGGGCCAGCTGGGACGCCTCGAAACGCTGGCGAAGGGCGCTGTAACCCTCGTCGGAATCGAAGCTCTGCAGGGCGCGTTCGAGGTTGTACTCGGGGTTGTCGCCCACCGTGATCTCCGTGCGGAACGCCGGAGCGTACGCCACGGCGCCGTTGCTGCAGACCTGCCGCAGCATCATCAGGTAGATGGAGGGCTTGCCGTAGCCGTCCATCGGGGTCTCGAGCATGAATCGGTTGTAGAACGCGTCGGGACCGATCTTGAAGAGGTGCTCGCCGGAGGTCGGGGTGTATGTGCTCGTGACCACGCCGCCGTCGTACTCCACGTCTTCACCTGCGAACCGGTGGACGATCTTCTCGAAGGAAGAGACCTTCATCAGCTCCTTGTTCGGGTTGCTGATGGCCAGCGCCCGCCGGTCGTCGAGGCAGAAGCGCAGCTTGGTGTCGGGCTTGCGCTCGCAGATGCGGTCGAAGACCTCCTGGTGGGTGTAGTACTTGAAGATGCTGTCCGAGAACCCGAACCTGGCGAAGAACGAAGTCCAGAACCGGCGCGACGTGGCGTACCACTTGTTCTGCACGCGGAGCTTGCAGGCCAGGGGCTTGTTGTCGGCGGTGTTCTGAACCTGGATGCTCTCCAGGGGCAGGATCTTGTACTGCAGCTCGGGGATCGTCGTCGAAACCGTTTCCATGGTCACCTCGTGGTGAATCCCCGGGAGGGGAGTCTGGGGGATTATACACCACGCCTACGACGGCGTCGAGGAGATCTACGACCGCCCTCCGCGAATACCCCGGCCGGGAACCGCATGTGGCCGCCCTCCTCCAGGTCCGCACCTCGGATCACCTTCTTCTGGTTCTTGGTGATGAATTCAGGCATGGAGCATTCGGCCGCCAGGACCTTGGCTGCCATCTGCTGGGCGATCTTGTCCACGTTGTCGTTTCGAGACAGGGACCGGAACTCGCTTCCCACCTGGATATATGAGGCGTGCGCTCGGGCAGTCTTCACGAACGGATGGTGAGTGTCCTGGCACTGGATTATCTGCTTGGTTGGAATGCTGTCGCACTTGCGCAGGACTCGCCCTCCCATCTGCACCGCGGGCAGTTTGGAAGACGGCCGAATGAAGACCGACTGCATATCTTCGGCGTCGAAACCCTCCGACAGGATGCTCATGGAGACCAGGACCTCCACGTCCCCCGCTCGGAAGGCGTCGATCTGCTCCTCGCGATTGGAACCGCCCCACACTAGCTCGCAGGTCTTGCCTGCGGCCCGGATGCCGGCCTGGGCCCGCTCGCACTCGTCCATGGTAAGGAAGAAGACGACGGACTTTCCCCACTTGCGCGGGAACACCCGGAACAGTTCGGCGACGGTTTCGGGCGTGAACTTGGGGATGGTGTAGTGGTCGTATTGGCTCAGCCACCCCTCTTGGATGAGAGTATGGATGCCCACGTCCTTGATGACGCGCTCGAACGAGAGCTGCGCTCGGTCGGTGCGATATGGCGTGGCCGACAGCCCGAACACGTGCTTGGGCTTCACCCGGGCATGGATGTGAGCCATGCTGTCGGTGCTGTCGTGTTGGGCCTCGTCGACGAAGAGCCACTCCACGTCGGTTGGAGGGTCCTGCTCGAACATGGAAATTGTAGCCAGGTTCGGAATGTCGAATCCGAACTGGTCTCGCATATCGACGGCCTGCTTTAGCAGGTTGCGTCGCATGGCGCACCAGCCGGCTCGGATCCCATGCTTGAAGGCGTACTGCGCGAGCGCCAGGCCAATGACGGTTTTGCCTGAGCCTGTGGGCGACTCGATGAGGACGGACCTGGCAGGACCAGGGTTGTGGCCGTCCTTCGCGGTCCACCGTCCCTCCACCATCGCGAGCGCCTTACTGCAGATTCGCTCCTGGTAATCCCGGGGCTGCGCGCTGGTGCCAGCGAAAAACGTCATGGCATCGGCGTACGGCTTTGGCTTGCGCACTTACGACACCAGCTTCTCTTGGGCAGCGAATCCCTCGGTGAGCTTAAAAACAGTGTAGCTCTTTCCGCCGAGAACCAACTCGCCAACGGCCGAGAAGCCATCAAGAACGAGGTTCCCTGGAACCCACTTCTTTGGAGAAGCAAGCTTCCAATTCTTACCACCAAAGATGAGAACAGCGTCTCCTCCTGAGGGAGCTGCATCTTGGGAAACCTCCTCTGCAACTCGTGGAGCGGCACGGCGCGCGAGCGGCATGAAAGGTACAGGCTCGATTGGCATCGGATCGGGTGGTGGCGACACGTAGAATGCATCCGCCTGCTCTATGGAGCCTCCCTCGAGCTTCTTGAGCATGAGAGACCGTGGCTGCTGTTCGATTAGCACCCAGACTGCTACAACCTCTTCTCCTCGTCGTTGTTCCAGCCTGGTGCCCGGTTCAAGTTGCCAGTTCCTCAACATGAACACTGGTAACTCGATGGCGTCCCCGACTTCGACGACGATTCCCTTGGCCGTGCAGAACAGCTCCAACATTTCCATGAGTTAACGTACACCCCTTGGGAAGAGACCCTTCAGCTCGCCATTGCGCTGAAGCATGCTGAAGAACTTCCTCATTTCGAGCCTCAATTTCTTTGGAGGCTGTCCAGGCTCGATACCCACCTGCCACATGCTTCGGTATACCTCATTGAACTTCGCGCACAGCTCATCTTCCGAGAAGTTGTGCATAATATCCCACGGAGCGTCCGGGGTGCTCAGGATCCTTTGGGTGGCTAGAGCGAAGGCCCTGTGGAAATCATTGCACCACTTCTCGAGATTCTCCGGGTTCTTAACTATGTGGATGGCGCAACCGATACTGTATACCTTTTCGCCGGGGAGCTTCCGACCCACGAAGTGAAGCGCCCAGTAGTCTTCATGAACCCGTGTGACGAGCAGAGCGGACGAACGCTCCAGGCAGCTGCCCTCCATCGGGAAGTACATGAGACTCACGTTGGATGGTACATCACTCGGTCTTCTATCTACGGTCCAGGCAAATGGATCAGAAGCGGCTTTTTGCGATTGCAGCTCGTATTGCAGGCCATGAACCCGCATTCGATGCTGTTAATCAGGAGCTCGCCAAGGCTCACAACGTTGACCACGTTCGCAGTATCCTCGGCCAGCACAAGATAAAGCTCTTCAAGGAGCCAGCATATCC